GAACCTATCCAAAAACTCCGGGTCTCTAAACTTGGCAATCGTCGCCCTATCGCCACTAGTCATGGCCGCAGTCAGGTCGTCAGAGAACTGGGCCACCTTGTCGCCAAGTCCTTTAGAGAACCTGTTGCTGTGGAATGCCTGGAAAGCCTTGGTAAGCGCCCCTGGGCCAGCACCTAAGGCGGCTCCAATGCCGCCTGACAAGAGGCCAACGCTGCCGATGTTGGCAAGCATCTGCTCTGCTGTTCTATCTGCCCTGCCAAGCTCCTCTTCGGCAAAGGTCTCGCCTGCGCCAAAGATAACACCTTCTACGCCTGCGGCTGCGCCGATGGAGGCTCCGCCCCTGATCATCTTATCGGCAACGTTGTCGGCCTGGGCAAAGCCCATCTTTGCCATGCCAGAAGCCGTTAGCTTCTCTGCGGCAATGCCTGCACGCGCCGCCTGTCCTGCTGGGGTAAAAGCTGAAGCTCCAGAAAGAATCTTTGCAGCAGTAGACGTGCCGCCAGTGAAAAAAGCAGGCAGTACAGCCCCACCAATTTCACCAACGGCACTAATAGTGGGATTGTATTCTTCGAGCTTACGAAGCTCTTCTTCTGAGTAATCACCGAACTTCTCAGCAGCCACGTCGGAGAGGCCGAACGTTAAACCCCTTCCGGCGGCCAAGAAAAGAGCTTCAAGTTCTCTTTCTTTCCCACCATACTCGGCCTGCTCAATGCGCTCCTGTCTGTCTACTGCTAGGTCGTAAGTGGCCCCGGCTTGAAGGGCATCGCCAAGTTTTTCTGCCGGCACTGTCCCGTAGCGCCCATCAGGCAACTGGATATTGACCTCAGCACCTTTTTTAAAAAGGAAACGCCCGCTCTTGTAGGCATCCTCCACAAGGTGGTCGGCTATGTCTCGCCACTCGTTGGCTTGCCTGTCGTAGAGCTTTGGCATTACTGACCTTCCGTAAACCCAAGCTGCTCTTTCAGCTTTTCAACGTCTTGGTATCTGTATTGAAGTTCTTTTTTAGCATCGTAGCCTAGCGTATTTCCGTACTGTTCCAGAAAGCCCTTGGTCATTCCTCCGGCAGATGACGCCCTCTCTAGAATCCCCTCTAGTTGCCCAATCATTTCTCTGCCCTTGTTTTTGTTTGTAATACCAGGAGGAATGAGGGCGAGAAGAACAGCGAAGTCTTTGTCTGTTGGGCGACCGCCGTCTGTTGCGTTTGTAATAAACTTGGCGGTAATAGTTCTGAGGTTTTCATAAATTGTTGCGTCTCTGCTTGCGAATGCAGAAACCGCTGATTCGCCAAAAACAGTTCTTAAAAAAGAGCCTGTAAGCCCTTCGCTCCAATCAACATCTTCAAAAGCAGCGGCAAGCTCCTTAACCTGCGCTTTTGCCATTGCAAGCTTTCCAGCAGTCGAGGCCTGCTTTCCGGGCCTGCCCCGGACACCCGCCCGAGCCTGGGCGTTCATTTTGGCAACAGCAAGACTTCCCTCAACTTGAAGAAGTTCTGCTGTTTTCTTTTGTCCGTCAGCCTCAAGTTTTGCAATCTGCTCATCAATAGCAAGGTGAGCGTTTTCGCTTTTGTGTGTTGCCTTTAGGGCCTGAAGGCTTTGGGTTGCCGCAGTAATACCCGCCTTTGCGGTCGCAAGCTCCGCCGAGCGCTCATTGCCAAACTTGGCCATCATATTGGCGTAAAGGTTGTTCTTGTTTCGAAGCACATCTTTGCGAGTCCGAAGCTCTTCTTTCTGAAGGTCAATGTCTCGATTGATTGCATCGTTGATGATTTTGTATGCAGTGTTTGGCCCAGCTCGCCCAGACATGCCCTGCCCAAGAGCGCTCATTGCAATGGCAATGGCTGAGCCGACGCGAGCGCCTGTTGTCTTAAATGCCCTGTTGGGGTCAATCTCATGGCTTGTGACCATGCGCTCTGCATTTCGGATTTCCGCTTCAGCCCGAGCAGTGGCCTCGTCGTGGCGCTGCTTCATAAGCTCCATGCCGCGAACGCGCCGGTCGGCCCTGTCGGCCATCTCCTGTTCTCTGGCTGCAACTTCCCCTGCCTGAGCCTTAAGTGTTTCAGCGTGAGCTTCCAGTGCTTCTTTCTGCTTTCCTGTTGACTCTTTAATTGCCTTCTCTGTTTGCCGCAGCCTGTATATGACGCTGTCGACACCGGAGGTTAGGCCTGCCCCTGCGGTTGCAGCATCTCCCGCCTCTTTGGCAAATGGAGAATCGGCTACCTGGGGGGCTTCGCTTGTCTCGGTCTGCTCTGGCTCAACAGACATTAGCTGCTCTTGGTCTATTTCTCTTTCCATTGACTGCTGAAGACCCTCTTCCGTCTCCACGCTCATCCTGCCAATGCCGGACGGGACATGGCCTAAAGAGGCTAGCTCTCTAAACTCCGCAGCCCTCTCCGGGTATCGCTTTGCGTACGACATCGCCTGAGCCCTGAATGCCGGGCTTCCTGCCATTGCGGAAAGCTTTACAAGCGGGTCTTTGCTGGCCAATTGCTCGCGTCGTCTGCTCTCTTCTTCCGCTGCCGCAAAAGCGGGCTCAAGGCTGGCCCTTCTTTTGCCGTATTCCTGCATCATCGCTTGCTTGTGTGCATCCGTTTTCATATCTCTCCCCTAAGCCATCCACCGCCCAAGGCCTTGACCAAGTGCGCTTGCTCCTTGGGCACCCGCCGCAGCACCCGCTGGGCCACCTAAAGACCCTCCAGCGAGGGCGCCAACCGCCCCAAGAATACCACCAAGGACGTTACCAAACATAGAGCCCTCTGCCGCTTCTGCTTGTTGCTGAATTTGGGCCATAGCGAAAGCCTTGTCTTGCGCTCGCTGCTCGCCCGCTATTAGAAGCTGCTCTAGGCTAGCTCCAGCCTGCTGCCTCGCCAATTCTGCTGCCGCGCTAATTTGCGCCTCGCCCTCAGCCTCAGACCTTTGAGCCGCCCGTTCTCCTGCTCGAAGGCTTTGCGCCGCATCAAAACCAGTGCTCGACGCAGCCATCCCTCGCTGCGCTCCGGTTAAAATTTGGAGCGCTCGCTCTGCCCTTATTTGTCCTTCTGTTTTTCTTTTTCCTTCGGCGGTTTCTGCTAGTCGGGACGCATACTCAAAAAGTTTGTCGCCCTCCAGTCCCGCCCTTTCCCTTGCCGCTCCTCGCCCAAGCTCAGCCGCCCGTTCTTGCGTTTTTTGCCGGTATTGGTCGTCAGACATCCTGTAGTAATAGTCGTCAGGATCTCCACCTTTTGACCTAACAAGGGCTTCCCATTCCTGACGAACCTCTCCGCCCGCTTGCGAGATGTCTTCCTGTGTAGGGTCGGTGTCGAGGTATCCGTAAATTGATTCATCAGGCATAGTACGCCCCCGGTACAATTACTGGTTTAGATTTCTCTTTGAGCTTTTCAAGATCTTCTTCAGCTTCGGCCTTTACAGACATTGCCCGAAGAGCCTCAAGGTCTTCTGGGTTAAACTGCGACATGTCATCAACTTCCGGGTTAAGCGCAGCCTTTTCTACTCTTGCTTTGAATTGAGCTTCCTCTAAGGCGTCCTGGGAAACCAGGTAACCGCCAAGGGCGCCCGTTGCCTCTGCTGCGCCGCCAATCAAGCCAAGCAGCTTTTGCTTTTCTTCAAGCTCTTTCTGTGTCTCTAATCGAGACTTGCTAACATCGCGCTGCGCTTGTCTTCCCGCTGCCGACTCAAGGGCTCGCCCTGTTTGGGCTTCTCTTGCCATCTCGCGCTGAATTTCACCCATCGCAATTTGCTGCATAATCTGAGACGCCGCTTGCCCGGAAATGGCGTCCCTAACCATTTGCCCGCGCTCTTCTGCTGCTGCTTGCTGCCGAAGCATCTGAGATAGAAATGCACTTTCACCCGCCATTAGAATGTCCTCGCTTGAGATGTCTTAAAGTTTGTGCCCTCTGGCCGTACGCCAACCTCAAAGGCTAGTCCATTCAAGTACGCGCACTCCGTAGAGCCCGTGAGAACAAGCTTGATTCTTAGCGCTCTGTTCTTTTGGCTAGGCATATGAGTGCGGTACAGGAAGATATCGCTAGGGGCTCCGCTCACATTTATTGTTGGCGATGCCGTGTCGCTTGCCTTGTAGTCTACGTAAATCTGCGCCTCTGCCTCATGCGCTCCCTTGTACTCTCCCAAGTACATGAATCGGTAGATTCTGTCTTTGCGAAGAATGCCTGTCGGGGAGATAAACCCCGTGTCGACCACCATGTCATAGTTGGCGCTGTTGTCCTGAAAAACTGTTGTGGACTGCGCCCACTGCTTGCCGTCTGCGGTAAGCCTCTGGAAGGTTGTCCCGTCATAGACTTCACCCACCTGCCAAGCGCTTGACGTGTATGCGACCGTGTATCTGCTCCACTGGCCAAAGTAGTAGTTGTAGACAAGGTATTCGTCAGAGCCAGATGCCGTCCCTTTGTTGGACAGCATAATGCGAACTTCGTTTGTCTCATCGTGCCTTAGCATGTTGATGGCTAGCTTAGACGTTTTATCTTCTACTTGGGCGCCAAGGTACTTTACGCTCATGTCTCGACCAACAACGTAGATGCCTCGATCTGACTGAATGAACGCCCCAATAGGCGAGTCCGTATGGGCCGCACCCGCTTTCGCCCCTTGACCAGAAGCAAACAGCCTTGGTGGGCGGTAAGGCCCAAAGCCTAGTCGGTCAGGCCCTCTGCCTGAAACAAAGAACCCATTGTCTTCGGTGAAGATGACCAGGTGGTCCAGGTTACTTTCAATTGCTGTTAAGGCGGACGGGTCACCAGGGAAGTTAATCTGAAACTCACTATAGGACGCCGGAAAGCGAACGGCAGAACCATCGGTCAACGGCACGGACATATACACGTTGTCGTCGATGCCTGCTGCAAATATCTTTCCTTGATGCTTAACAAGGTCAGTGCATGAGCCAAAGCAGCCAGACTCTACTTCGCCATCTGTTGTGTACATTGGCTCCGCATTGATGACGTTTGCATAATCGGGGGGCATGTCGATAAGGGCGATTTCGTCACCAGCTCCAACACCATTAAGTATCGGAATTGATCCTATCTCGTAGAACTGAGCACCATCATCGTCTGTTCGATAAATGATAATGTTTACGCCCTTCCCTGTCGGCGTGGCTGTCGACCCCCCAAGAGAGTAAGACTCGCTAATAGCGCCTTTCCGCGTTAAGGCCTGGGGAAGAGGGCGGACGTAAACAGTTACCCTGTTTGTATTGTAGACGGTATCTATATCTATCTCGGCGTTACCCCCTCCACCGGTTAAAGTTACCCTGTTTGTTGCCGCGTACCCATGACCTCTTACATCCAGGCTACTGCTTGAAAGGCTTACAGCGGTTATTCCCCCACTTCCATCAACACTTGAGGCTGTAACAAGGAGCCCTTGTCCTGCTCCGCCAGATGCAGGATAAGCCACTCCTGCCGTATAGCCGCTTCCCCCGTCATGGACAGAAATGGTTTTAGGAATTCCGCTAGTAATTGTTGTTTCGTTAAACGGCGCAGGGGCAGACCGATAGACATTTCCGTTTGAGTCGCCCCACTCATAAATGGCTGAATACTTGAGCACCTTTCCGTCAGGAAAGCCGCGAACTGTCCCACCCGCAACGTAGGTTGATGCTGACGCGCCCGTTTGCACCAGTTGGGAAATGCTTGGCGATACGACAAAGTCGTTCTCGAAAATGCGATCTCCATCATAGGCGTGAGCGACTCCGCCAGTCAAAAGGAGTGACCCATCAGCATCCGCACTCGCAATTGTTCTGCTTGGCGCAAAGTCGCAAGTAACCATGCTTATTCCAAACACATTGTCCGGGTCATAGTTGTGGTGTGTCGATGCGGTGTCTCTGGATGTGTTTATGTATCCGGCAAATCGAGAAGCGCCGAATCGATATTTGCCCGCAGACGCATCCTTGGAAACTCGCTGAATGCCCGTCCATAATCTTCTGTTTGTTTGAGGGCTTGTTCCTTCAACAAAGGCATATTGGGCTGGGTCCAATGTTACGTACTCGGAGGTTATGCATGTTGCGCATTGTCCCATTTTGGTTGCGCCAATTAATTCTCCGTTGTGGTTTAGCACTGCAAGGGTGTTTGATAGCCCCCTTCTTAATCGAGAGCTGCCCGAAGTGTCTTCAGCTAAAAGGTTGTCATTTACCACGGACATGCCGAAATAGAGGCTTGATCCAACCCTAAATGCATCAGACGTTATGGTTGAGCAGTAGCTTAAAGTGTCTTTATGGACATTTATTGATGATGTGGAAATTGACGCCACAACCCTTGTATCAAGGGCTATCTTATATATCCTCGACCAGTGCTTCGGCGTCTTTGCCGTGCTTCCCGGTTCAGCTTTTTTTACGACTGTAACCGGGACATAAATATCGGTCGAGCCCGACGCGGCAGTACCCGCAGTTCCTGCAAGTAGGTACATGTCTGCATTTGCCGTAGGAAACGCATCTGTTGCAAAATCCAGGTAACTTATCTGGCTAGATAAATTATCACTCAGTAGGGTAATGTATATTTTGCTTGAACCGCCATGTGAAACCGTGCACCCAAAAACAATTGCCGCAGTGGTTGCGCTTGCGCTGTCATCTAAGGTTTTTACAAATATCTCACTAGGAAGAACAGTGTCTGTCCCTTTGACATAAGTAGAGAAAGAAGCCGTCGCTGAAACAGTGGCAACGGTTGTCCCCTTAAGCGTAGTGCCATCAACCTCAAGGTACTGAACCTTAAACGCCGACCCAGTGTAGTAAGCAAGCACTCCCCCATTGGCTAAAGACTGCGTCCCTGCCGCATCGACAGCAAAAATGGGGTATGTTGCATCTAGGGCAATGTCTACGCCCGACCCGCCACTGGTATCTTGAAGCGTTGCTTCCGCCGTCTCACCCTGCGCCACTGTTGTCGATGTTGAGCAATCAATGCTTCGGTACTTTATCTTGTTGTTTACCGTGTCCTGGTAAAGAAGAAATATACGGTTACTCACCGTAAGGCATTGCGGCCTTGGTACCTCATACAGGCAGTTGGCAGCGGAAGCCGCGACGGTAATGGCGTAAGATGCGAGCAACTTGTTCGATTGGATCAAGACGCCCGTTTCTATATCCTCGGCATCGTACCTTACCTGATACTGCGCCAGGGTTGGGTAGAACTGGTACTCCGCCCAGGTGTAAACCCTGATGCCGTTTGCCTCTGTTATCTGGGCATTTCCCTGCCGCCTATCAGCCACACGACGCTTAACTTCGTTTTGAACCGTCATGGGAACAAAAGTTCCCTTGTCCACCAACACGTTTGTGGTTGGCGGGGCGGTTATCTTTGAGTAGACCTTGCTGCCGTCAAAGATGAGTGTCTCATCTTTATACTGAACAATGGCCTCTCCCTTGGAGATAGACCCCGAGCCGCCAACCGAACCACCTGACCCGGCAGTTACGTATGCCTGTGTGCTGTTTGTCAGAACAAACCCGCCGCGCTTCCTGACCTGGCCAGTCTTTTCGAAGCGCACGTTGTCTGCGGCCTGCAATGAATCAATACCAAGGGATGGGGCCGATGGTTTTTCGTCCATGCCTTTAGCGAGCGGAAACGAGAGTGTTTTCTTCTCTAACGGCATCAAAACACCCACAGGCTAATGGTTGAGTCTGCCGCAGACTGAACCGGAAGGTACTTGTCCGGGCTGTTGTTCTCGCCCTCTTTGACAATAACGACATTCGCGGCTGTCGAAGAGACGACTACATAGCCTTTATACCTTCGGCCAAGGCCGTGGTAGACCTGGTAAGTCTTGTTTGCCACTAGGTCAATGTTGGCAATAAGCCGCCCATCAATAATCCCGCCAAGCTGCACACCACGCGCAAAGTCCTCAATCTTGTCTTGGACTCGATTAAGCTCGTAGTTATCGCTTCTGTATTTCTCGTACTCAACCATCAGAAGCCCCGATAGTTGACGTAGTCTTCAAGATAGACGCCAGTGTTAACGTCGCTAATCTTGTAGGATTCCCCAGCATCTCTGTTGCCCGCTGCGGCCTCAAGCCGCTTCCGAAGCTGCTCTTTGTAGACCATGTGGGGCTGGACATCAGACTCTTCTTTGAGCAGGCATTTAATGGCCGCATCGACCACCACATACTCTTCGTAGCCATTGGCTACGGCAGGCGCCACG